AAAAAGTGGCTTGGCAAGCCATTTCTTGATGATGCCGAATTTCTCAAAGAAACCAATCCCACTGCCTATGAGAACGAGTATATGGGCGTTGCAAACGGTACGGGTGGCAATGTTTTTGATAACGTCCTCATAAGAGAGATAACCGACAGCGAGATAGCGCAGTTCGATAACATCTATAACGGCGTTGACTGGGGCTGGTATCCCGACCTTTACGCTTTTGTCAGAGTGCATTATGCCCCTGCTCAGCACACACTGTTCATATGGCAGGAATACACCTGCAACAAAACAAAGAACATTGATACCGCAAAGCATTTGCTGGAGCTTGGTATCACGGCAAACGATCTTATCACCTGCGACAGTGCAGAGAATAAGTCTGTTGAGGATTACAGAGCATACGGCTTGCTTGCGAGAGGTGCAGAGAAAGGTCCTAACAGCAGGGAGTATTCATATAAGTGGCTGCAATCTCTGCGAAGTATCGTTATAGATAACAAGCGTTGTCCTGTGGCTTGCGAGGAGTTCATCAACTGCGAGTATGACAGAGATAAAGAGGGCAACGTTATAAGCGGCTATCCCGACGGCAATGACCACGTTATCGACGCCGTTCGGTATGCAATGGAAAGAGTATGGAAAAGGCGGGGTCAGTAAGCTATGGGCATTATTTCAAAAATAAGGGAGTGGATAAGCAGAATGCTTTCAAAGTCAGATATAAAGGGCGTTTACGGTATTGATATCGCCGTGACGGACAGCATGATAAGAGCTATTGACAAGTGGGACAGAATGTATGCAGGTAATGCAGCACCCAAGGGCGTTCACTCTCTGCGGCTTGAACATGCTGTTGTGAGGGAGTTTGCAAACACGGCTATCAATGAAATGACCCTGAAAGTTTCCAACGATAAGCTTGATGCCATAATGAAAAACGCCCTTGAAAACCTCAACAAAAATCTGCAAAGAGGTCTTGCAACAGGAGCAATGATAATAAAGCCGCTGGGTGCTGATAAGGTGCAGTATGTTCCGCAGTCGCAGTTCATTCCTGTGGAGTATGACGTGAACGGCAGACTTATAAAGGTCATTTTTCCTGAGATAAAACGCATGGGCGATAATGATTACCGTATAAGGCTTGAATATCACGCTCTGGACTATGAAAAAGGGCTGACTATCACAAACAGGGCTTTTCGTTCCAATGACGGCGTATCTCTTGGTGCTGAGATACCTCTCACGGCTGTTTCAGAGTGGGCGGAGATTATCCCTAAGATAGCCTATCCCCTTATGCTGCGACCCTCTTTCGGCTATTATGTCAACCCTATCGACAATACAGTTGACGGTTCACATTCAGGCGTATCAGTGTTCGCAGGGGCGGAAGAAGTCATAAGAAAAGCTGATATCCAATTCGGCAGGCTCGATTGGGAGTTTGAATCAGGGGAGCGTGCAATAGACGTTGACGAGGCTGTGTTAAGACCTGTGACAGACCCGTTCACAGGTAAGAAGCGTGCAGAAATGCCAAAGCTCAATGAACGGCTTTTCAGAGGGGTAAATGTGTCGGCTGGCACGAGCGGTGACTTTTATCACGAGTTCTCACCGCAGTTAAGACAGGCTGATTTTATCGCAGGACTTGAAGAATACAAGCGTGAGATAGAATTTGCTGTGGGGCTGTCCTATGGGGATATCTCAAACCCTCAGACAGTTGACAAGACGGCAACGGAGATAAAGTCATCAAAGCAGAGAAAGTTCGATACTGTCACGGCGATACAGAATAACCTTCGTGTCTGCCTCGAAGACCTGTGCTATTCGCTGGCGTTCTATAATGGGCTTACTCAAAGCGGTTATGAGCTGTCTGTGAACTTTGAGGACAGTATCCTTGCTGATGATGAAACAAAGCGTGCAAGCGACCGTCAGGACGTTTCTATGGGCATTATGCCACTGTGGGAATACCGAATGAAATGGTATGGTGAGGACGAGGAAACGGCTAAGAAAATGACCTCCGACAGCACCGCAGAGGTGATAGAATAATGCTCAAAGCAAGCGAGATAGAGCGAGTTTCAATGGTGTTTGACAAGCCCCTGCGTGACCTTGAAATGCAGATAATGGAGGATATCGTCCGCAGGATAAAGATAAACGGCGAGATAACACGTTCGGCAGATTGGCAGATATACAGGCTTCACGAGCTTGGAATGAGCAAGCGTGAGATAAAGAAAGCCATAGCCGATAACCTTGACCTCTCCAAAGACGAGATAAAAGAGCTGTACAATGATATCCTGCAAAAAGGCTATGAATGGGACGATAGCATATACAGGACCAAAGGCAAGGCACGGATACCCCTTGAAGAAAATGAGGGCCTGCAAAGGCTGCTGTCGGCTGTATCGGAGCAGACTTCGGGGGAGCTTAAAAACATATCTCAGTCACTTGGATTTGCAGTAAAACAGCCTGACGGCAAACTTAAATTCACGCAGGCGGCTGACTTTTATCAGCAGAGCCTTGATAACGCCATAATGGGCATAGCAAGCGGAGCGTTCGATTACAATACTGTCATAAAGAAAGTCATTTCGGATATGACAAACTCAGGTCTTCGCACTGTGGACTATGCCACAGGCTGGAGCAACAGGGCAGACGTAGCCGCAAGGCGTTCGGTGATGACAGGGCTTTCACAGCTAACCGCAAAAATGAATGAGGACAACGCCAAAGAGCTTGGCACAGACTATTTTGAAGTCACTTGGCACAGCGGAGCAAGACCCTCTCATCAAGAATGGCAGGGCAAAGTCTACAGCAAAAAAGAGCTTGAAACTATCTGCGGTCTTGGTACTGTGACAGGTCTGTGCGGAGCGAATTGCTATCACGATTATTACCCCTTTATCCCCGGCATATCTGAGCGTTCCTATACAGATGAGGAGCTTGCGCAGATGAATGCAGAGGAGAACAAGCCTGTTAAATACGGCGATAAAGAGTACACAAAGTATGAGGCTTTACAGCGGCAAAGAAAGCTTGAAACTGCAATGAGAGCACAGCGACAGAAGATACATCTTCTTGAAGAGGCAGGTGCAGGCGAGGAGGATATCATCAACGCACGCTGCCGATATCGTGGCACTTCCCAGGAGTATACAAGGTTTTCAAAAGCAATGGGCCTGCCTCAGCAAAGAGAGCGTGTGAACGCCGACGGATTGGGGAATATCGGGGTTGGAAAAACCAAGATAGACTTGACGCAAAAAGATTATAGTGATATAATTGATATGAAAGGTAAGATGTCTGATATAGACGTGCGAAAGTGGTATAGACACCATAACAAAAATATCCCTCAGCTTATCGACAAAAGCAAATCTATTGAAGAACAGGCAAGGCAAGCTTGTGAACTGCGTAACAAGTATCGCTTTCAGGCAAGAGAGTTAATGGAAGATCAAAAAGCTCGTAAAACCCTTGACCAGACCGACCCTATCATTTCTTTTGAAGACTTGGTATCAAATAAAATGGTACGAAAAAACATGAGCAGAGAAGAAGCTGTAGCAGACACTTTGAAGACCGCTGTAAAAACACGAAGATCAGTAGATAAAAGGTATGGATTGGAGGATCGCAATGAAGAAATATGAATACAATATTTGCACGGCTGCGGACAAAGAAATTTTTGAAAAGCAATGTGCAGCATTGGAAAAGCATATCCCAGGCATTGAACGGTCCGATATGCTGACTGATGTTGACGGCTCACAAACGCAGATATATGAATTAAATGGAAAGAAGATAATCGTACACAACAGTTATTATATTGACGCTGTGTACATTGATTCAGAAGTTGAACTTACAGAGTATTTCAAATGATAATTTTACCGCTTGACTAATGTCGGGCGGTATTTTTATACCCAAATATCGGAATTAAGCACCTTAACGGGTGCTTTTTTCATACTATTTCGTCCTTGATATGACGTTAAACTGTCAGACTTTCACACCGCAGACAGAGCGGTATATAAGCTATGTAGAAAGGACAAACATATGAAAAACATTTTTGAGATCCTTGCCGCTCTGGGTATCGTTATCCCTGAGGACAAGAAACAGGACATCACAAAACAGGTGGCAGAAAATTATAAGACTGTGGCTGAGTTTGAAAAGGTGAAAAGCCGCCTTGAGGTGGAGCGTGATAACTATAAGGACAGCCTCGATACCGCACAGAACTCTCTCAAAGAATTTGAGGGCGTGGACGTCAAGGAGCTTAACGGAAAAGTCGCACAGCTCACCGCTGACCTTGCTAAGAAAGATACCGAGTATCAGGCGAAGATATCTGATATGGAGTTTGACGCTGCCCTTGATAACGCTATCTCGGCAAGCAAGGCAAGAAACGTCAAGGCTCTTAAAGCTTTGCTTGATGTGGAAACTCTCAAAGCTTCCAAAAATCAGGCTGAGGATATCAAGACGGCTATCGAGAACGTGAAGAAAGATAACGATTATCTTTTTGAAAGCTCCGAGCCTATCAAGAACCCGGTTGCTCCCACAGGGACGCCTGCCGCAGGTGAAGTAAGCAAGGAAACCTTTGCAAAAATGGGGTATATGCAGAGGTTGGAACTTAAACGAACAGACCCCGAAAAATACGAACAGTTGAAAGGATAGGATATTATGAAAATGACAAATGGCATTAGAATTTCTATGCAGTATTTCGCAGAGCAGACAAAGATCACCGACCTTATCGATCCTGAGGTAATGAGTGACATGATCGACGCAAAGATAGAGTCTAAGATAACTGTATCTCCCTTTGCGAAGATAGACAGAACGCTCGTTGGCGTGCCTGGCGACACTATCACAGTGCCGCAGTACAAGTATATCGGCGACGCAGTTGATGTTGCAGAGGGCGTTGAAGCCGAAACTGTCAAGCTTGAAACAGACTCCACTCAGGCTAAGGTAAAGAAAGCCATGAAAGCGGTGGAGATAACCGACGAGGCTGTTCTCAGCGGCTATGGCAACCCTGTAGGTCAGGCGACTTCACAGCTTGCAATGTCTATCGCTTCTAAGGTGGACGCAGACAGCATGGACGCACTTATGAAAGCCCAGCTCATCTATGACGGCTCGGCTTCTGCTATCTCTTACAGCGGCATTGTTGACGCTGTTGACAAGTTCAATGAGGAGCTGAACACCGAAAAGGCTATGTTTATTAACCCTCATCAGAACTCACAGCTCAGAAAGGACCCGAACTTCATTTCAGCAGATAAGTATGACGGCAATGTGGTCATGACAGGCGAGATAGGCAAAATAGCGAACTGCCGTATCGTTCCGTCAAAGAAAGTTTCACTTAACGAGGCTATCCCGGAACAGTATGTGAGAGTTGACAGCGATGCAGAGGGTGCAAAGGAAGTTGTTGCGGACAGCACAGCTTCACCAACTGCTTCACAGATAAAGCTCGGCTCAGTAACGCCTTGTGCAGATGGTTACACTCCAAAGGTGGGTGACTATGTTGTAAAGAACGCCGCTGTTAAGGCTGGCACTTTCTACATATGTCCTATCATCAAGCTCAACGCTGATACTGAAACAGATGACGAAACATCAGCTCTGACTATCTACCTCAAGCGTGACACCAACGTTGAACCAGAGAGAAGAAGCACAAAGCGCTGCACAGTTATATCTGCTGACAAGCATTACACTGTGGCTATCTCAGATCAGTCAAAGGTAGTGCTTGCAAGATTCAAGAAGTAAAGAGGTGCGGCAGTATGAAAGCATATGCAAACGAGAGCTATTATATAGGCGTTTATCTTTGCGGCAAAGAGCCTGACATATCTGCCGCTTTTAACTTCTATGCAATGCAAGCCACAAGTCTTATGAAGCAATATACCCTTGACAACGTTGACGAGAACGATATTCCCGAAGAAGTGAAAATGTGCTGCTGCGAGCTTGCGGAGAATATCTTCAAGGCAGAGCAGGAGGGCGGCACTCAGGGGGTATCTTCCGAAAGCGTAGGGGGCTGGTCAAAGTCATATGAAAGCTCAGATATCCGCAGGCAGAACGCTGACAGAGCCGTTCACGATATCGTGTACAAATGGCTCAGCGGAACAGGGCTGCTTTACAGAGGGGTGAGGTAAATGCTTGCAAACAGCGATTGCACGGTGTATCTTTTCGACAAGCAGACAGAGGGATTTGTGCGGAAGTATGCAGAGAAAGTTTACTGGTGTGAGAACAGGTCGGGAAGTATCGTGAAAAGCGGTATGCAGACCTCAGACAGCACAAGGGTGTATTTCTATGATGATAATGCACCGAAAACCCCTGCAAAGGATATGCTTGTGAAAGGAAAATGCGAGTTTGAGTTCGATAATCAAACACCGCAGAGCATATCTGAGAGCATGAAAATGTTCCGTGCAGAGTATGATTTTGTCACGGTAATGAGCATTGATGATTATATGTTCGGCGGTCTGCCACATATGGAGGTGAGCGTGAAATGAAGATAGGTCAGCCTATGGACAGCAGAGCTATCACTTGGGATAAGTCCTTTGCAGGCAAGTATTCAGAACGCTTTGATAAGGCTCAAAAGTTCATTGACGCTGAGTGCATAAGGCATATGGTGAAGTATACACCTACCCTCAGCACTAATCTGAGAGAGTCTGCCACGAGAGGCACAAAAATAGGCAGCGGCAAGATACAGTATCTTGCACCTTACGCACGCTATCAGTATTACGGCAAGCTTATGGTATCATCTGTTACAGGCTCAGCATATGCACGGCAGGGCGAGAAGAAAGTGCTGACGGACAAAGACCTTGTTTACAGCACTTTTAAAGAGCCACTTGCCGGCAAGCTTTGGTTTGAGCGAATGAAAGCCGACAAGAAACAGCAAATACTCAGAGGAGCGGCGGCGATAATGGGAGTCAAAGCGAAATGAACATAATCGAGCTTGTGAAAGATATTTTGCAGCAGTTTCCGAAAATATCGGAGGTCTGCAACGATATCCATATCGACTTTACCGACGATACACCAACAAATTATGGCTTGTCCTCAACAGGCGACAGCCTTATAAGTTCTGATATTTTGGGCGGTCAGACAAGACAGCATAACTTCATTCTCTATGCGGTGTATCAATCTATGAACGACTTTGACCGAATGTCAAACAGCGGCGTACTGCTTGAATTGCAGATGTGGCTTGAAACCTATGCAGACAAGCACCGAGATACCACGTTCATTACCATAACAGAGGACGAGGAAAGGACAGGCGTTCTTGAAAAGCTCACCTGTGCAAACGGAATGATATATGCAATACCAAACGAAAACACAAACGATACTGTGCAGTATCAATTGCAGATAGCGGCACAGTATCAGATATAAAAGGAGGAAAACATATGCCTGATTATTCATACAAGAGCGGAAAGCTCAACAGAAGTCATCTTCTGCATTATCTTGACACTACATTCGCAGCGGTCGCCTCATCACCAAGCTGGTATCTTCTCGGCAAGGACGTTGAGGACGCAAGTGTGGCACTCAACCCTGACACTTCCACAAAGAAGAATATCCTCGATGAAACCACAGTTGAGGACAACGGCTATGAGCCTGAGTTCGACCTTGACACATTCTATGCAAAGCCCGGTGACGCACTTTACGAGAAGCTTAAAGATATCATGATGAATCGTCTTACCGGTGACGCCTGCAAGACAAGCGTGCTTGAAGTCATCGTTGACAAGACCACAGGTGCGTATGACGCATGGACGGAAGATGTCATAGTCAAGCCGCAGTCTTATGGCGGACCGCAGGGGGGCGTAAATATCCCGTTCAACTGCACCTTTGCAGGAAACAGAGTGAAAGGCTCTGTCACCTTTGCGGCAGGCGTGCCAACGTTTGCAAAGACTACGGAAGAATAAACTATATGACAAACATATGAAAGCACTTCGTCAAGAGCGGAGTGCTTTTTGTTTGCCGTAATACAGAAAGGACGATAGAAATGTCAATGCAGTCAATAGATTTTAACAGCGGCAATTACAAAGAGTACGCTATAAACGACGACGAGAACAGAGTGATAAGGATAAACGTGTCAGACGTTGGTATCATCACAAGGATACAGGACGCTATGAGCAAGGCTGACAATATCGCAGAAGAAGTGTCAGAACGTGAGAAGAACGAGGACAGAACTCAGCTTCTCAAAGAGTATGACCAGCGTGCAAGAGAAATGGTCAATGACATATTTGGAAGCGATGTGTGTACGGCGGCGCTCGGAAGCGTGAACGTGTTCTCTGTGGCTTCAAACGGCAAGCCTGTGCTTGTGAACTTCCTTGAAGCGCTTCTTGCGGTGGTGGTGCAGGAGATAAAGTCAGCACAGACGGCGGCTCAGATAAAGCTTGAAGAAAAGGTGGAGAAGTACATAGCTCCCGTTGTTGCTCAGCCTGTGGTCAATGTGGCGGAGCTTTCTGACGAGGACAAAAAGGCTCTGCTCAGGGAGCTGCTCAAATGATAGGCTCTTTGCCAACAGTCCTTGAAATAGGCGGCAAAGAGTATGCCATACGCTCAGATTTTCGGGTCATACTGCGTATCTATTCAGCCTTTGCAGACCCCGAACTTGACGAGCGTGAAAAGTGCTATGTGTGTCTTAAATGCCTTTACGCTGAGGATATCCCACGAGAGCATTTGCAGGAGGCTGTCAACAAGGCTTATTGGTTTGTAGGCGGTGGAGATGTTCCCCAGGAGAGCGTTCAGCCTGCAAAGACTATTGATTGGGAGCAGGACGAGAGTATTATTTTTCCTGCGGTGAACAAGGCGGCAGGCTTTGAAACGAGGACGGTAAAATATCTTCATTGGTGGACTTTTCTTGGCTATTTCAACGAGATAGGCGAGGGGCTTTTTTCGTCTGTTATAGGCATACGGCAAAAGCTTAACAAGGACAAAAAGCTTGAAAAATACGAGCAGGAGTTTTACAGAAACCACCGAAATATGATAGACCTTAAACGAAAGCTCTCAGCAGAAGAGCAGAGGGCTGAAAACGAGGACAAAGAGTTTCTGAAACAACTGACGGGAGGTGAATGACAATGGCTGACGGGTGTTTGAATTTTGACACCAACATAAACAGCGAGGGCTTTGAAAAGGGCTTGAAAAGCCTTTCTGATATGGTGGGGGATATCAAGCCAAAGCTTAAAAGCCTTGCAATGGCTGTGACGGCAGCATTCTCCGTCAAGAAGCTTGTGGACTTCGGCAGGCAATCCATAGAAACAGCCTCAGACCTTGCGGAAGTTCAGAACGTTGTTGATACGGCTTTCGGAGAGTCCAAGCAGAAAATGGAGGACTTCGCTGACACGGCTGTCAAGACCTACGGCATTTCAAAGCTTACTGCCAAACAAACAGGTTCAAACTTCATGGCAATGGCAGCAGGAATGGGTCTTGCAAATGACAGTGCAAGCGATATGGCTGTGGCTCTTACGGGGCTGTCTGCGGATATGGCGTCATTTTATAATGTCGGTCAGGACGTGGCAAGCACGGCTCTGAAATCAATTTTTACAGGCGAAACTGAGACCCTCAAACAGTTCGGTATCGTTATGACGGACGCCAACTTGCAGGCGTATGCGCTTTCAAAGGGTATAACGAAGTCAACTGCCGATATGTCGCAGGCTGAAAAAGTTCAACTGAGATACAACTACGTTATGTCACAGACGGCTCTTGCACAGGGGGACTTTGCAAAGACGTCTGACAGCTGGGCAAACCAAACTAGAATACTCTCTGAGCAATGGAAAGAGTTCGGAGCGACTATCGGCACTGTGCTGATGAACGTTCTTCTACCTGCTGTCAAGGCGATCAATAGCGTGCTTTCACAGCTTATATCCTTGGCGCAGGGGGCAGCGAGGGCACTTTCAGAGGCGTTCGGTCTTGAACTAAGCAACAGTGCAGACGAGGCTCAAAGCATAGTGAAAAGCACCTCTCAGGTAGCGGATAATTACAGCGATATAGCCGACAATGCACAACAGACTCAGGAGGCACAGGAAGGATCTCTTGCAAGCTTTGACCAGATGAACAAGCTGAATGATGAGAGCAAGTCAGACAGCACTGGGGTCAGCGGAGCCGGGGAGATAATGCAGCCTTCCGGGACTAGCGTTGAGGTGGATACGGGAAAGGCAGATAAAAAGCTGTCTGACTTTTTCAAATCAGTAAGAACTCAGTTTGAAAAGCTTGCAGACTATCTTGATAAGAATTTTAAGCCTATTTTCGCTGATATATGGAGCGGACTTGAAAGAGAGAGCATTGAACTTGCTCAGATTCTCGGCGGAATTTTCAGTGATATAATGTCGCTTTCCGAACCGCTCAAAGCTTATTTTATAAACGATTTTACACCGCTTATGCAGACCGCTTTCAGCACGCTTGGCAAGATAGGCATAGGACTTTTTGACAGCTTCAACAAGGTGTTTTCTGATATCTGGAATGTGGCAGTGTTCCCTATACTGCAAAACTTTCTCACTGTAGGATTACCCCTAATAACGGATTTTAACACGCAGGTATGGAACACTCTCGGCGTACTGTTTGACAACATAAAAGAGATCTTCGATACCTTGTGGAACGGCGTTGCACAGCCTGTGTTGAATGCCTTGAAAACACTGTGGTGCGATACTTGGCAGAGCATTTCAGACTTTTGGAACGAGTGGGGACAGCCTATATTTGACGGCATAAACGAGGGGATAACCACTACAAAGAACGTATTCCTCAATCTGTGGGAAACAGTCTTAAAGCCTGTATTTGATGAGCTTATGAGTGTGGCTGACAGCGTTTGGACTGAGCATTTGAAACCGTTGCTTGATGAATTTCTTGACTTTGTGGGAACGCTTATCACAAGTGTTTTGAGCATTTATAATAAAGCAATAGCACCTGTTGTGAACTGGCTTGTGAGCATACTTGGACCGATAGTCAGCAGTGTGCTTGGCAAGATAATAAAGACAGTGGGCAATGTCATAAGCAATATAATTGACGCCGTGAAGAACATTATTTCAGCACTTAAAGGTGTTGTACTGTTCATAGTGGGAGTGTTCACCGGTGATTGGAAAAAAGCTTGGCAGGGTGTAAAGAAGATCTTCAAAGGCGTATGGGACGCACTTGTTGACATAGCAAAAACACCTATTAATTTGATAATCGGGCTTATAAATGGTCTGACAGGTGCAGTAGAGGACGCAATAAATTGGATAATCGACGGCATAAACGAGCTGAGCTTCACGACGCCTGATTGGCTTCCCGGTGATCTTGGCGGTCAGACATTTGGCTTTGACCTAAGCCAAATTGATATCCCCGAAATACCCAAACTTGCCCAAGGTGCAGTGATACCGCCAAACTCTGAATTCCTTGCAGTTCTGGGCGATCAAAAACGTGGCACGAATATCGAGGCACCGCTGGATACTATCACACAGGCTGTTTTGCAGGCTCTTGTGTCTTACGGCGGAGCAGGCGGAAATCAGAAGATAAGCGTTACCATACCGCTTACGCTCAATGGCAGGACTATCACACAGATAGTTATTGATGATATCAACGACTATATTAAGCGCAACGGCAGGTCGCCAATAAGGGCATAGGAGGTGCAGAAAATGAAAAGCAGAGGACTTATATTCGGCAGCGAAAGGGTCGCCACACCTGCGGAAGTGAGCTTTACAAACAACAAGATATGGTCAAACAATGCAGGGCGGACGGCTAACTGCAAAATGGTGGGCGATATAAGAGCCATAAAGAAAACTGTCACGCTGAAATGGTATCATCTCACAGGCGAGGAGACGGCAAAGCTCAATGAGTATATCTCCAACGTTGACAGTCCGTTTTTCAGTATCACGCTCCTTGACGAAACATTTCAGGAAAGCACCTTTGACGTTTATGCAGGCGACCCAACTTATGAAGTTTTCGGCTGGGACGAGAACAAGCAGTTCTGCAAAGGCGTTGCGGTGGATTTGATAATGCAGTAAGGGGGCGTTTGAATGTACAAAACAGGGGAGCTTGTGGCACAGCGTATCGAGAGCTATTGCCGTACTTGGCGGCTGTGGATAGAGAATGCAGAGGGCATTATATCAGGTGACAGCATTATGTCAGCTGATAGCTCCATGCAGGCAACAAGCCTTTCCGATGACATCGAGCTGGGTGCCGTGTGTTCGCAATCGTGGAACATGACCATAAGTGACACTGAAACAGCGTTTCTGGGTAAAGAGTATGACACATATATGTATCTCGTAGACTACGAAACGAACGGCATACTTGCAGACGAAAAGATACCAATGGGACGTTTCACCTGTGTGAAGTCGAAAAAGTCGGGCGGCAGTGTTCAGCTGACAATGGCGGATAGGCTGTACTTCTCGGAGAAGCCGTATGTGCCACATATCCCTATGCCAAACTGGAATAAAGCCGTTGAGGACGACATATGCAGACAATTAGGGCTGCAGAACGGCAATGACTATACAGAGGTGCGGCTGCTGCGTGACAAGAACGGCAGACGGCTAAGAGATAACAAAGGCAGACTGCTGTACTCAAAATACTTTTACTTCAAGGTCAGCTCTGTGCCAAAGGACGTTACAATGCGGCAAATGTTGTCCTATCTGGCTTCTGCCCAGGGCGAGTTTGGGTATGTTGACAGGTATGGAAAATACGTCCGAAAGTGGTATGGCAAACCGGTGAAAACGCTTGACAATAACACCATAGACCTGCCTACGCTGTCAGAAAGACAGAACGTGATAGTCGGCATTATCTGCAAGGTCGGTGAAGATGTAACGTTGTCACTTGGTGTGACAGATACAACGCAAGGTCGAGTCTTGGAGTTTGAAAATCCATACATGACAGAGTCTTTGCTACAATCTCTGTGGCGCAGGATAGGAGGCTTTTCGTGGTACACCACTGAGCTATACCACAGACTTGGTGACCCACGTTTCGACATAGGTGACGTGGTGACCTACACCAACGGCACAGACAGCTATGATATACCGATAACAAATTTAGGATTTACCTTTGACGGCGGACTTTCAGCAGACATTTCTGCGGTAGGTCTGAGCGTTGAAGAACAGCTTTAAGGGGGCGAGATAATGGCTGATGAAAATTTGACATTGGCGCAGGATATCACTGAAAATGACTATCCTATGCAACACGCAGGTGAGGAAATCGATGAGATATTGAGCCGAGCCGGCAAGATACACTATGGCACTGTGGAACACAAGATGACGGGAGTAAATGCGCTGATGAGGATACCGCTTGGACTGAATTTTGTGCCTAAGCAGGTTATAGCAACACTACGGCAGACAGACGCACCAACACCATACAAGACGTTCTGCACCCACGTTAGTGGTTCGGGAAAGTCGTACTATCTGAACGTCTGCATGGGAGCAAATAACGGGTCAACAGTGGAAAACGTGCCAACAGGAACATACTATGTTGACTATATTGCAATAGAGTAAAGAGGGGTGATTAAATGACGATAACATTAAATTCAGACTACGACGTAACTCTAAGCACAGCCCTTTTGGGCTATGTCGGTGAAACAAATGCCCGCCCTGTGTCTGTCGAAGGGCTGACAGTAGACGGTGCAGACCGCTATGTGTTGACTATCGACTATGGTGACGGCACAGTGTATGAGGTCGATATCACAGGCAAACAGTGGACACCTACGGCTGATATCTTAAGGTCAGCGCAGACAGTCAGCTGTCAGATATGTGCGAAAAAATTGTCAGGGCAGGAGTACATACTGCTGAAAAAATCACGCATATTCAGATTGCGAATAGGTACGGCTATAGGTGATACGGCTATCCCATCGCCTGATGTGGCAAAGGATGCACTAGACCGCATAGACGCCATAGGCAGACAGGCACACGCAGATATGCAGACAGCCGTCACCGCCGCAAAAACAGCGACAACAATGGCAGATAACGCCACTAAATCTGCCACAAACGCAGGATTGTCAGCAGACACGGCAACGCAGGCGGCAAGCCGTGCTGAAACCGCACAGACATCTGCAGAAACGTCCGCAACGCAGGCAGAAGCCGCTATGCAGGGCGCAGAAACCGCACGTGCTGAGGCGGTTAAATCACAGAATAGTGCCAAGGTATCAGCAGCCCAGGCGGCAACATCAGCACAGCAGACCACAGCCGACAAGAACATAACAGCAGGCTACGCAAAAACTGCCAAGACCAATGCCGACAGCACTGCGGCAGACAGGCAGGCGGTGCAGACGTTGGCAGAACAGGTGACAGCCGACAAGGCTAATGTAGCGGAAAACACTGCTAAGGTTGCAGAGGACAGGGTAGCCGCTGAAACCGCCGCACAGACAGCACAATCCATAGCTGACAGCCTGCCTGATGATTATGTAACAGCGGTCGGTAAGATAGCTGAAAACACGGCAGAAATAGCTAACGTGAAACTAACAGACAAGGAACTGAAAAGACGTGTGGACGCACTGTATTCCATCGGTCAGGGTATCACGCATAAGTTTGAAACAGATACAAATACGGCATATGCAAAGACAGTGCCTACAGGGGCAAAGCTGATGTCGGTGAAAAATATTGGTGGTAGGTCTATTGTGTTTAATCAGGTGGTCGATTTATCGAAATCCAAAGAAACTACAGCCGATGGCGTTACGTTTACGTTTTCAGGTGACGGAATTGTTGCATTGAACGGAACAAGCAACAAAGAGGGAAATTCAATTGCTGTAGCGGTCATTAAAAATATGAAAGATCATAAATATTTGATTATCGCAAGCCCATTGTCAAACGTATATGGGGTAGGTCAGCTACTATTCACATCACAAGTATATGGGGCGGACACAACAGGTCATGGGGCTATAATCGTCAATGGAAGTAGCAATGCAACATGGTACTACACGTTATATCTATACAATGGCGTTACATATGATAACGTTAAATTACAACCACAGATTTTCGATTTAACCGCTATGTTCGGTTCGGGCAACGAACCTGCAAGCGTAGAAGAATTTGAAAAAATGTTTCCTGCTGCCTACTATCCATATAATGCAGGTGAGATTATTAGTGCATGCACGGAAGAGGTCGTTGTGGGCGATACCACCCAACCAATCCTCGAAGCAATCCGCAATCTGCCTGGCTACGGCTGGTCAGCAGGAACGGCACGAAACTATGTTGATTATGAAAATAAAAAATACTATCAGTGTGTACAAAGCGTTGATTTGGGAATGCTGAACTGGGTTATGGGAGGTAGTACCAAAACAGTTTTTGTGGCATCATCGCAAGTTTATGGACAGAAATTGTCGAATAATTCTTCTAGTGCATCGAATATGTTGTGCTCGAAGTATTTAGCAAAATCACAAGATGAGGTATGGAGTGATGTAACAGCTGTGGGCATAGCAGCCAACGCAACCCTTGACGGGATTGTATATGTGGCTGATTCCGCCTACACCGATGCCACCGCATTTAAACAGGCAATGCAGGGCGTAATGCTGTACTACGAACTAGCAACCCCAATCGTCACGGATATTTCAAACATTATCCCAGACGATTTTCTGCGAAATCTAACAGTCGAAGCAGGGGGTTCAATCACGTTCAGAAGCAGCAACGACAGCTATCGCATACCTGTTCCGAACGAAGAAGAATATGTGGTCAAGCTGTCAGAGATAGGAGGTAGCGTATGACGGAATTGCAGAAGAAAATGATGGAGAAACTAGGGTTATCCCAAGAAGATTTTGAAAAACCTACAGTAACTGAGCAGGACAAGATAATGGCACAAGTGCTATACACAGCTGCTATGACAGGCACGCTGATAGGTGAGGAGGGCGAGTGATGTATTACAGCATTATTAAACGTTTCTATGATCTGGGCGTGTATTCGCTGGCAAAGGTCAGAGATTTTGTCGGGGCAGGCGTTATTAGCCCGGAGCAGTTCAAAGAAATCACAAAGGAGGTATACCATGAAACAGAAGTTAGCGAAGCTGATTGATGTGAAGTCGATAGTAACGATACTGCTTACAGCGGTTTTCTGCGTGCTGGCACTTCGCCGCACCATAACCACAGAGCAGTTCATCACAGTGTTTACTGTGGTGATCTCGTTCTATTTCGGCACGCAGTCAGCCAAAAGAAAGTCAGGTGATGACGAGTGACGGAGGCAATTATCGTCGCACTGATAACAGCTGCTTCGGCGGTAGTGTGTCAGCTTGTCATAGCATCTAACAGTCGTAAGACTATGCAACAGGCACAGTACGACAGCCAAAAGCTTATTGAATACAAGATAGACAAGCTGTCTGAGCGTGTGGACAAGCACAATTCCGTTATTGCTCGGACTTACAAGCTGGAGCAGGACTATGCTTTGATTGATGAGAAAATCAAGGTGGCTAATCACAGGATTGATGATTTAGAAAGGAAGTAATTTTTATGGCAAAGACATTCAAGGGTATTGACGTTTCACAGTATCAGCAGAGCATTGACTTCAAGAAGGTCAAGGCTTCGGGGGTCGATTTCGTTATCATTCGTGCAGGCTTCGGCAAGTACGCTAATCAGAAAGACCCATATTTCGAGAGGCACTACAAGGCAGCAAAGGCGGCAGGGCTAAAGGTCGGTGCTTACTGGTACAGCTATGCGGCGAGTGTCGAGGACGCAAAGGCAGAGGCTCAGACCTGTATCAACGCTATCAAGGGCAAGACGTTTGAGTATCCGATATACTTCGATCTCGAGGAGCGTTCACAGTTCGCAAAGGGCAGAGCATTTTGCAACAGCCTTGTCAAGACTTTCTGCAATGCACTTGAACACGCAGGCTACTGGGCAGGACTGTATATCAGCCGTTCGCCTTTACAGCAGTACATATCTGCCTCTGTCGCCAAGAGGTATGCACTTTGGATAGCCGAATACGGCTCACGTTGCAACTACGGCAGAACATATGGTATGTGGCAGTACAGTTCTACTGGCAGAGTCAGCGGTATCAGCGGCAATGTTGATATGGATATCAGCTATGTGGACTATCCTGCAAAGATAAAAGCAGCAGGGCTGAACGGCTTCAAGAAGCAGGCTATCAGACCGACTAGCAAGCCGACTACAAGCTCCACCAAGAAGACAGTGACTTATACGGTGAAACGTGGAGACACGCTCTCGGGCATCGCACGGCGCTACAAGACTACTGTTGCGAAGCTTGTCAAGGACAATGGTATCAAGAACGCTAATCTCATTTATGTGGGGCAGAAAATCAAGATCAAGTAGGTAGAATTTCAGCCGACAGGGATTATTCCTTGCCGGCTGTTTTTGTTTTTAACCACCAAAGCACTATGTTCTATTTCTGATAACTGCTGATTAAAACAACATCAACAATTCAGGAAAACTTTTTTGAAAAATCACTTGACAAAGTTAAATTGATGTGTTATAATAGTATCATCGAAGGGAGGGCGTAAAAAATGTTGACAGAAATCGGCAAGTTTCTCAGAAGATATCGTATTGACAATGGTCTCCTGCTTAAGGATATGGCTGGTAAAGTTGGAGTTACATCAGCTTACTTGTCCGCTGTTGAAAATGGCAAGAAACGACCAACCGAAGATTTAGTGGGTAAGATCATAAACGCTTACGATTTGGATTCGGAAAAGGCAACAGAGCTTAGGGAAGCTTACTTCCGGAGCGTAAACGAAATCTCAATTAGCACAGTAGGGTATTCGACCGAGCAAACAAATTTGGGACTTATCTTTGCACGGAAGATTGACTCGCTTACGAACGATGAGATTAACAGCTTGATTAAAATTTTAAATAATAAGAGGTGATCGCTATTGAATCAAGTTATTGCAGAACCGATGAGTACGAAGAATATTCTGTTTTTAACTAATACTCTTCGCAAAAAGTTTAACTTATACGATTGTACATATTTCCCAATCGTTGAGTTCATAGAGACTGTGTTACCAGAAATAGACCCGAAGTTTTCATACTTGTATGTTGATAAAGCTGAAATGCCTGACACGTACGCATATTTCGATAATGACACAAAAGTTATGGTTATTCGTGAAGATGTTTACGAGAGAGCTTTAAATGGTAGTGGGCGTGACAGGTTTACATTGGCACACGAGTTAGGACATTATGTTCTACATAGTTCAGGTGTGCAGTTGTGTAGGAGTGACGGCGGACGTGTTGTTACATATTGTGATCCAGAATGGCAGGCTAACACATTTGCAAGCAAATTGCTTATGCCGGATCATCTGATATACACGCTGCCGCCGTCAGAAATCTCAAAAGAATTTGGCACGTCTTATCAGGCAGCAGAAATTGCTCTATATAAAGCAAAAAAAGCCAAGCTCACAACTTGACTTTTCATACCACTTGCTATCGAAACTGTGTTTGTCAGCAATGTATTCTCAACAATTACATTATATCATAGTTCTTTCGAGTTTGCAAGGGGTTTTATAAACTTTTTTTTTGCAAAGGGGGAATGTCTATGTACATTTATACGGCGTATATTACGTCGAAAGATGGACGCAGACTCTATGCTAAACAATATGGCATGAAGGCGTTTCGTATCTGGATTGATGACGGGGTAAAAAATTAATATAGACAGTATGTGAGCTGACAACATACTTCTACAATAGTTTAGACAGCCGTCTCGGACTTTTTATGAGTTTGAGGCGGCTGTTTTTGCGTACACAATAAAGGTTTTGACATCATAATCTATGTTCCACTACATAGTCCCTTATCGTAAATTTTCAAGGAATATCACAGAACATCACACAAAACAAAAACAGCTATCAAACCACGCATTTACGCAATTTAATAGCTTTTTTGCTGGAGCTGCTAACCGGGCTTGAACCGGTGACCTCGTCCTTACCAAGGACGTGCTCTACCTACTGAGCCATAGCAGCAAACCAATTACAGTAATATATTATACACTATCTCTGCCGCTTTGTCAAGCCCTTTTCACAACTTTTTTACTCTATTCCCTCATCATCATCGTCATCTGCCTGAACGCTTGGGTCGTAATCATCATATGTGTCCATAAAATTGTACTTCTTGCCCTTGTATTCGTATTGTATCACAGTGCGCAGATTGACGTTATAAACGCTCTTGAAAATATTGTTTTCAATCTTGGGATTGGTGGCACGAAACTTTGCTATAAGCTCCTTCATTTCCTGCCGCTTTGATACCTCACCCTTTTTCTCTAACCCCTCGTAGCTCTCAGTGAAACGGCAGGCACAGCGGATAAAATGCAGATCGTTCTGCTCCACCCAGCGGATAATGTCCGCCTCTTTCACCATGTACAGGGGTCTGATAAGCTCCATGCCTGCGTAGTTCCTCGAGTGTAGCTTCGGCATCATAGTCTGAATCTGTCCTCCGTATACCATGCCCATGAGTATGGTTTCTATAACATCATCAAAATGATGTCCCAAAGCTATCTTGTTGCAACCAAGATCCTGCGCAAATTTGTAAAGCCAGCCACGTCTCATTCTTGCACAAAGATAGCATGGGTTGCGTTTTGTGTTGTATGCAATGTCAAAGACCTTTGTTTCAAACATTTTTATGGGTATTCCCATAAGCGCCGCATTGTCGATTATCCTCTGCCTGTTTGCGTCGCTGTAGCCTGGGTTCATTACAATAAATTCTAGTCCTATGTCCATGCCCTGATATTTCTGCAAATGCTGCATACACTTAGCAAGAAGCATTGAGTCCTTGCCGCCTGATATGCACACCGCTATTTTGTCCCCCGGCTTTATCATATCGTAACGCTCATATCCCATTACGAACTTGTTCCATATATCTCTGCGAAAATCAGTAACGATGCTCCGCTCTATCTTCTGCTGTGGCGTCAATATTCTTGACATCTCAAACTCTCCTTAAAATCATATACTTAAATTCTACTATTTTTATGGGATTTTGTCAACCATATTCATGTTGACATTATATTGTGATATTGTTATAATATAATAAAGTATTAAAGCAGGAGGATATCATGAGCGAAAATATAGAACGTGAGATAAAAATTTCTCTCACACAGGAACAGTATAACACCGCCGAAAAGCTTTTTCAGTGGGGCAAAATAATAGAGCAGACCAATTTTTATTATATTCCACAGCAGGATACGGGCATGACAAGTATCCGTGTCAGGCAGATAGGCGAAAAATATTTTTTGCAGCTTAAAGCACCTATCTCCGAAAACGGTGCACTTCATGTGAAAAAAGAGTATGAACAACAGCTTGACAGCCTGCCTGAAAAGCTCACCGCTCAGGAGCTTTCACAGCTTGTGGGGAGAAATTTCCCTGCCGCTGACCTTGCAGGCTCTTTGAATACACAGCGAAAGCTTTGCACGGATTTTGACCATGTTGAAATATGCCTTGACAAAAGCGAATATCTCGGCTTGACAGACTATGAGTTAGAGCTTGAATATACAGCAGACTATCCCGAAAAGCCTTTGGAGATACTGAAAAATGCAGGTATCACACAGGGAGAAGCGGTAATAGGCAAGTATGCAAGGTTCATGGAAAGAGCGAAAAAGCTTGGTAAGTGCTGATTTCGCCTATCTGCGGTCATTTTCTATGAAAAAGCACCCACAGCCTGCAAAGGTTTGGGCAATAATGATAATTGACAGTGACGTTATAATATGTTATTATATTAAAGTGTTAAAACGTATGAAATGGTATTTTGACGATACCCGAAAGGAAGTTAATAATGAAAAGATCTATTTTTAAGACTATCGCATCACTTTCCGCTGCTGCCATGATGCTTTTGGCTGTAGGCTGCGGAAGCACATCTGATTCTTCATCAGCAGCAGGCACAAACAGCACAGCCGCTGCAACAGGCGAGGATAACTCACTTCAGAAGGTTCTTGATTCAGGCAAGCTTGTGCTTGGTCTTGACCCAACATTCAAGCCAATGGGCTACACAGACGAGAACGACAACATCGTAGGCTTTGATATCGACGTTGCAAAGGAAGTTTGCTCAAGACTTGGTGTAGAGCTTGAAACTTACTCTGTAAACTGGGATACAAAGGAGCAGGACCTTAATGCAGGCACAATAGATTGTATCTGGAACGGCCTTTCTGTCAGCGATGAGAGAAAGAAAGTAATGCTCATGAGCGAGCCTTACATGAAGAATGAAATGGTGTTCGTTGTAAACGGCTCAAGCGACGTTGCTTCACAGGCTGATCTTGCAGGCAAGAATATTGCCGTGCAGAACGGCTCAACAGCACAGGAAACACTTCTTGCATCTGACGTTGTAGCAAATGGTGCGACAACAACAGAGCTTGCAACAAATGTTGAAGCCCTCCAGCAGTTGGAACTTAACATGGTAGACGCAGCGTTCCTTGACTCAGTAGTTGCAAACTACGAGATATCCACAACAGGCAAGGATTACAAGGTGCTTCCTGACGGCCTTGATCCAGAGGAGTACGCTATCGGTTTCAGACTTGGTGATCAGGCACTTTGCGACAAGATCGAGGAGATCCTTCACGAAATGAAGCAGGACGGCAAGCTTGCTGAGATATCAACAACTTGGTTCGGAAGCGACATCACGACCATAGAATAATCACAAAAACATTCAATCGGACAGTCTTCGGGCTGTCCGATTTTTTTGCTTTATTAAGTTTTTCTGCGTGTCATATCTTTAGAAAATAAAAAATCTCGCAAACAACGTGTTTACGAGACTTTTTGGCGGAGAAGGAGGGATTCGAACCCTCGATGAGCTATTAACCCATACACGAGTTCCAGTCGCTCGACAGCAGTTTGAAGATGTTTTATTATTATTTAGATTTATTTTACCTTATTTAATGTTGTCTGTCAATTATTTTTTTGTGTTCTTATGGTGCCTTGATCGTTCTGATTCAGAATTTATTTTATTCCGTCGCCGCAGGTCGCACAGCAGAACTTGACTTTTTGAAATTATTATGGTATAATTAAGCCATAGTAAGATATAAGGAGATGTCATATATGCCAAAAATCATTCCTATCAAAGATTTGAAAAACACAAGCGGAATATCTGAGCTTTGTCACAGTACTGACGAACCTGTTTTTATCACTAAGAATGGTTATAGTGATATGGTAGTTATGTCCAATCAAGCTTATGACAAACTTATTGAGCAAATTCATCTCTATCAGCTCGTTGCAGAAGCCGAACAGGATGTAGAAGAGGGCAATGTATTTGACGGTGAGGAAGTCCTTTCTGAAATGAGGGCAAAATATGGCTACTGATATATACAGCATTAAGTTCACCGCCCACGCAAGGAAAGACCTTGATAGGATTTTTTCCTATATTGCAAGTGAATTGTACGCTCCACAAGCGGCTAATCGTATTATGAAGATGATAGACCAATCTATCAGCAATCTTTCTACACAGCCTTTTATTGCACCTCTTATCAATGATGAATTCCTTTCAAAGAAAGGTCTGCGAAAGCTTGTTGCAGAAGATTATATCATTCTTTATAAGGTTCAGACAACTGTGAACAATGTTCTGATTTACAGAATCGTCAATGGTCGAACGAATTACATAAGCCTTTTTAAGAGTTAGAAAAAGGAACAGTTCATTGTGGACTGTTCCTTTGTTATTAGCCTAGCTTTTTATTTATGTCTGAAAATACGTTCTCTTCAAGTGCGTCAGCAGATTTCTTCTGCATTTTTGAATCAACGTGGGAATATGTGTTCAGCGTTACTTGTGTGTTAGCGTGTCCTGCACTTTTAGACACTATTGTGACTGGAATATTCAGGTCGTTCAAAAGTATTGAGCAGTAGGAATGTCTTAGGTCGTGCAGACGAATATGTCTTAGATTATGTTTCTTTAATAGCTGTGAAAATTTTGCTGAAAGTGTGGCAGGATTCAAATAGTCGCCATTATATTTGCAGACTATCAGATCTCTGTCTATATATTCCTCTTTGCAATACATTCTCTCTTTGATTTGGTATCTTCTGTATTCGCCCAGTAGATTTATTATTGTGGGTGGTACTTGTATTTGCCTTTTTGATGATTCTGTTTTACAGTCTCCGATTATATACTCGCCATTTATGTAGACAAGATTTTTATTCACCGAGATCACATCGTTTTGAAAGTCAATATCGCTCCAAGTCAAAGCACACATTTCAGAACGTCTGAGTGACATTAAGCCTAGATAGACAACTGGTCTTAATCTATCGTTCTGAACAGCCTGCATAAGCGTTTTTATCTCATCTATGGAATAGAAACTGCTTATAGGCTTTTGCTTCTTTTTAGGTACTTTAACAAAATCGCACTCGTTTGTTGACAGCATTTTCTTGAACGTGAAATATTTCAAACAGCTATGCAGGTTATCGCAAATATACTTCATAGACCTATGAGACAAGTTCTTCTCCTTATCAAGAGCATTCAAAAAGTTCTGTATCTGCATTGCTGTGAGCTTTTGGAGCTGAATAGTTCCCAATGCTGGACGAATGTGATTTTTGATATTATATTGATACGATTTTACTGTTGCAGGGGCTAGTGTAGGTTTGACCTGTGTTTCGAGCCACTCGTCAAGTGCCTGTGAGACAGTCATTTTATTAGGCTCTATGTATGTGCCGTTGAGTATGTGGCTCTTTGTCTGATTGATGTAGGCTTCGGCTTCTTTCTTCGTCTTGAATGTTTTGGTGTCTCTTAGTCTTTTGCCTGTGGAACTCTCACCTCTCTCAACTACTGCTTGATAGCCAGTTATTTTTCCTTCTTTGTTTCTTCTTGTTCTTATACTCATTGATTGTCACCTCATTATAATTGAAAACGACCCAAGCAAAATGATTTTGCTTAGGTCGGAATAGTCTTTATTTATGTTTGTTATTTATTGATTATTGCCTGTGACGGTGTTGATGTTTGTAGAAATTTGAGGAAGTTCTCCTTTGTGACTCTGTATCTAGAGCCTAGTTTTAAATAGATCATATTATATTTTATAAGTTTGAGGGATGAGTTATAGGAAATACCTAAGAACTCTGAGATTTCTTGAGGTGTGAGTATATCACATAGATTTTCAATTTTGTTCGTCATAATAATTTGCTCCTTTTATATAAAGTAGTACGTCTTTCACCACGCAATATTATAATATATATCTGAAAGAGTTTTTACTACGTTTTTAGCAAGTGATTTTTAGGCAAAGGGTAGAATCAAAAATTCTGCCCTTTGAATTTTGAAGTTAGGCTATGAAGTTCACATAAGCAAACTTCTCATTCGTGTTATCATCAGTTTCCAATTTTGCCGAAAAGCTCCTTGAGGAAACTCCTGAGTAGTCGATCTTGAACTTTTCTGTTATTGTGAGGACTGAATTTGTATTGTATATAATACCTCCGTCACATATTTTTATTCCATTCTCATCTGGAACAAAATAAGCGTTCTTGTCATCTATCAGAATGTTAATGTTCGTTGGACATTCAAGTGCCTGCCAAAGTGCAGGGGAAAGCTTTATCCTTCTGCCATTAGTCTTTGTGTTCACGATAGATATACTGTATGTACCTTTACCGTGCGAGCTATTGTTTGATGAGTCAATTACTGTAAGATTATCTTTGTTTGGTATAACCATTATTATTCATTTCCTTTCAAATTTTTTGTTTCGTTGATTTCATTCTTTTTTTGTACTCTTCTTCCTGGAAACTTAGGTGGTTCTCTTATTTTAGGTTCGGGATTGTCATCAATTTGCAATATCTCGTATACTTTTACGGAGACACCTGATATTGTTCTTTTCAGATAGTACTTTCCAGACTGCTTTTTAAGATAGCCTTCTTTGCACAGCCACTTTACAGCCATTTTCATATCGGTGAAGTTATTTGCATAGATTATTTTTTGCAAGACAGATTCAATTAAGAGTACTGATGTTTCAGTCGTTATACCCTCGCAAGGACTAGATTTGTCGTATCTTAATTCCTCTGCTTCTGGAAATAGCTTTTTATGTGTGACTATGTACTCACATATCGCATTGTGCAGGCTTTCAGCTGTCTTGGTTTCATCACGCAAGTATTCGTGCTGTTTAACAAGAACGTTGATTATTGAATGAGTATCAATATACAAGCCTATCCTCAATGCATATAGAGCCGTTTGTAGAAGAACAGCATAGTGTTTTATTACTCTGTCTGTTATCTGACAAGCTTTGTCTTGAAGTTTCCTCGACAAATATTTTTGACATAGCTTGAAGTCATTGAACACGATACGAGGTTGTTTACTATAAAGATAGCTTACAAAATCTTCTCCTACTATCCCATTTTTATGTGAGATGAGTCTGTCGATTTTCTCTGCGTGATCAGCACTCTGAGTTATGTGCAGGTTGTCGAACTCCAAACACCTTGCACGGATTCCATTGTTCTTTTTGGTTTTGGTGAGCAGAGACTCCTCTGCTGTTGAGATGATCGTTGTTGACCACGTCTTGGACTCTCTCAGACTTGAGTCTTTGTTGCACCTTGCCTTGTCTCTTCCGTGTGAGAGGTTGTATATCAGCGTGGAATAGTCGAGTGCGGAGCAGCTCGCTTCATCAAAGCCAACTGTTATGCCTTGATTGTTGGACAATGCAGCATATATGGCGTTCGTTGTCGAGTTCCACTCGTTGAAGAGCGGTGGCTCGTTTGGATTGCCCCACATTGAAAGTGCAAGTTTCAAAAAAGTGCTTTTCCCGCTTGAACTGTCTCCATAGATGTGTATCAAGATGTTCTCCATTGAGTATGTGAGCTTTAAGTAGCTCAAGAGAGCTGATGATAGACCTGCGACTACTGCGAACATACTTCCGTCTGTTGTCAGCAAATTATTTAGTGCGTTCAGGTAGATTGATTTTGAGGATATTTTATTGTCAAGTTTCAAATCTCCTGCATATTGAAATTGGCTTGCAAGTTCCTTGTTATGAAGAACCCTATTTGTTCTAAAATAGAGGTTATTCTTATATTGAAACCAGCCTATGCTCTTGTAGAGTATTACACGGGGAGCTTGTTCAGAAGCTTGTATCAGATATCTTATCAAGATGTCTGAATATGCTTCATTGAAGAACCACTTCTTTTGAAGTTCGGTAATATCTTTTTTATTCAGACAGTCTGCAGATATTACTTCCTCTTCTAAGCCGAATGGTGTTTTAGCTGTTATATTAAGAAACTTTTCATTGGTATCCTCGTCTTTTAAGTATTGTGTTACTTCAAGCTGTATGGATATCCAGATCTTTATATAACGGCTGTTGTCTTTATCAGACCTTTTTACAAGCCACAAGGAGTCATTTTCAATTATGACAGGAAAGAAAGGATTCTCTTGGTAGGAATTGTATTCCTCTTGAGTTATCCTTTCAATTTTATACGAGTCCATAAAATATCCACCTCCTTTCTCAAAAAATTGGATTTTTAGTCCATATAGTATTGTTCTTTTGCAAACTTGAAAAAGAAACTTTTTGTATCAAGGAGATGTAATTTTGCTCTGCTGAGTCCTCAAAGCTCGTTTTTCCCCACTTGCCGCATAGGAAAGTTCTATCTTTATGATTCAAAAAAAATTCTGCTGAGTAGTTGCGGCAAGTTTTGAAAAACTCGCCACGGACTCAGCAGAAAAGAACAACTGTATGTAGTAGATTATTTGAACTCAGCAATATAGAAATTTTTTCTTACTGAGGGGGTCAAAGGGTGTACGTTCATATGTCCTAGATTATCAGTTACGCACAGCAATTTTTTATTGGACTTGTGAAGCATATCAAGAACATACTCTTCTCGCTTTTTCAAAGTCTTGTTGGTTAGTGTACCCCAAGCAATAATCACTTCATTGACAGACTTCAAATATTTCTTGATTATTATGTCTGTATCTTTATCATAGAGTTGTTCAGCTTTACTATCTATGGCAGAGCATAGGTTGACCGCATAGAAACCGCCATATCCAAGCTTGTATAGATTAGATGAGATTATATTTGTGGTTAGGTCTAGCAGAACGCCATTAGCTTGTCCTGCTGTTTTAGTTATGAACAACGGGACTTCCTTTGAATTGTTCCATATTCTTGATAGTAAATATCTATGTGTATTATCATCTGAGAATATTACAGTATTCTCGATTTTACTGTTCTCTGTTATCATCTGCATACCTCTTTTCGGAACATATAAAGGGACTCACATAAGCAAGCCCCTATGTTTTTGATTTATTTTCTTCTTACTGATTTGCCCTTTTTGGCAGCATAGAATGTAGTTATTGCAAGTGCAGAACCTTCTATGAGCATTGCAACACTTTCAGTTGCAGCAATGGAGCTTATAAGTCCAAGTATCAT